GTAACTACTTGGAGAACACACTAAAGGCTAACCTCTTTGGTGATGATGAATCTCGTCAATGGCTACGCGCTGCTGACAACGATCAGACAACAGGTGCAGGATTTATCCCAACACCACAAAGCACACAGCTACTTAACTTCCTTTCTAACGCAGATCGCCCAATGATTGATTCAGTCACTCGTGGCACAATGCCAGAATTTGGAAAAACATTTGAGTTGCCTAAGATTACTGAAGTGCCTCTAGTCGATCAGATCGATGAGAATGGTGCAGTAACAGAGTCACAACTTGAAGCTTCATACATCACAGTAACAAAGAAGTCTTTCAAGGGTCGTGCAATCACTACTCTAGAATTGCTAACAAACTCAACACCTGCTTTCCTAGACGAGCTTCTTGTTCAGATGGAATTTGCTTACGCAAAAGATACTGAAGAATTCGTAACAACAGCTATTCAGGGCGCAGGTACTCTTAACGCAACAGCACAGGCTAACTCAGCCGATGGTTTGCTAAAGTATGTATCAAGTGCTGCAGCAGCAGTTTATTCAGCATCACTTGGATTCGCTCGCAACATAGTTGTTACACCAGAACAATGGGCTAACATCATGAGCTACAACGATGGCGGACGACCAATCTACATCGCTGCTAATCCTCAAAACGCAGGTGGCGCACTCACACCTACAAGCCTTCGCGGTTCAGTCGCAGGTCTTGACCTTCGTGTATCTCGTTACATGAAGGGTTCTGGCGGAGTCGGTACTGCTGATTACTCAATGGCTGTTATCAACCCAGATGCTTACACATGGTACGAGGGTGCTCGTCAGCAACTTCGCACAAACATTAACTCAGACGGAACAGTAGACATTCTGCTATTCGGTCAGGGAGCACTCGCCACTAAGTTAGCGGCTGGCGCGAACTGGTTCAACGCTTCATAATAGAACCACACTAAGTCGCTCTAGGGGGTCAGTAGCCCTCTGATCCCCTAGAGTCTTTAGAAAGGAAACAAGATGGCTCTCACGACAGTAAGTGAATTACGCTCCACACTTGGAGTCGGCACCCTGTACACAGATGCCGTTTTGCAGGAAGTTTGTGATGCCTCAGATGCAGTCCTACTTCCAATGCTATGGGCTAACACTAATTTTAATATCGCTCATGAAAACACAGCTTCTACAGGCACTCTATTTTTTCAAGAGCCTGTCGATGAAGTATTCTATGTAGGTCAGACTGTTGTAGTCTCAGGCAACCGCTCAAAGTTCAATGGATCTAAAACTATTACTGCAGTCGATACTTATAGCATCACTTTTGCTATTACTGGCAACAACAATGTTCCCGCTCCTAAGCATCCTGTCATTCCATTTGGAACAGTTACAGCCGATGTCTATGTAGATTGGGCAGACGATAAAGCCGTCCAGCAAGCAGCTTTAATGATATCTGTTGAAATCTGGCAAGCGCGTACAGCCACCCTTTCAGGCAGTAACGCTGTCGATTTCCAGCCAAGCCCTTACCGAATGAGCGCACAGCTTCTCGCTAAGGTGCGAGGATTGATCGCTCACGCACTTGATCCGCGTTCGATGGTGGGATAATGCCCGTTGCCATCACCACTCTTAGAACCACGTTAGCAACCGCTCTAGTAGATAATGCTAAGTGGCAGACTTTTGCATTTCCACCAAGCGTAGTATTGGCTAACAGCGTGATCGTGTCTCCGGACGCAGAATACATCGTGCCTAGCAACAATCAGCACATCACGATTGCACCGATGGCTAACTTTAAGATCATCATGACAGTACCTTTGTTTGATAATGAAGGAAACCTTAACGGAATAGAAGATACTGTTTGTAGCGTGTTCGCTAAGCTCGCAGCGTCATCTTTGACCTATAATGTAAGCGCAATCAGCGCACCAAGTATTCTCAATGCTGCTTCGGGTGACCTACTCAGCTGCGAGATGTCCGTATCAATCCTTACGAGTTGGAGCTAAAATGTCCGAGTGGGAAAAAGAAAACGAAGCCTTCCTGATCAAGATCGGGCAGGTAGCACCATCATCACCAAAGCCAGCACCTACAAAGAAAGACGAGGAATAATCTCATGGCTGTATTTCTAAACAACAAGGTCGGCGTGAAGATTAACACTGTCGATCTTTCAGACCACGTTACAAGCATTACACTTAACCGCACATTCGATGAGCTAGAAGTAACTGCTATGGGTGACACAGCGCACAAGTTCGTTAAGGGCTTGGAAGCATCATCCGTAACAATCGATTTCCTAAATGACACAGCAACAGCAAATGTATTGGCAACACTACAAGCTGCATGGGGTACAACAGTAACCTGCGTATTCTTGCAGGAAAAGGGAACAGCAGTTTCTGCTACTAACCCTCTTTACACTGTTTCATTGCTAGTCAATAACACTACAGACATCAATGGTGCTGTAGGCGATATGGCTACACAGTCAATCACATTTACTGCCAACTCAACAGTTGCAGTAGCCACAACAGGCACATTCTAAAAAACTAACAAAGGGGCAAAACCATGGCAAAACTAAAGATCGTTCGTAATGATGGAAGCGTACTAGAAGGCGAGATTACTCCAGCTGTGGAGTATGCGTTTGAGCAGTACGCTAAAAAGGGCTTCCATAAGGCGTTTAGGGATGATGAAATGCAGACCTCGGTTTATTGGTTAGCATGGGAAGTAACACGCAGGTCAGGTGAAACTGTTAAGCCTTTCGGTATGGATTTCATCGAGACACTCAAAAGTGTCGAGGTGCTTGATTCAGACCCTTTAGCTTAAAGCGCGATTTTCCATTCACCTATCTAATCGCTCGATTGAGCATTAGGTTGGGAATCGCGCCACAGCAACTATTGGAATTAGATAAGACCATGCTCGATGCATTACTGCAAGGGCTACAAGATGAGGCTAAGGAGATCAGCGATGCCAGCAAGCGTAAAGGGCGCCGTTGAGCTTCGTAAAGCCCTTCGTAAGTTTACGCCTGATCTAGCAAAAGAAACCCAAGTCCAGATTAGAACAGCCTTGCAGCCAATCACTAGAACGGCTAAAGGTTATGTACCTGATCGCGGAAGCGTTCTCAGCGGATGGTTGCCAAGACAAATGTCAGAGGCAACCTTTCCGACCTTTAATCCTTCTCTAGTTAAGTCAGGCATTGGCTTTAAGACAAGTCCATCAAAGGCAAACAGTAGAGGATTTAGGTCTCTGGCTAGAGTGTTTAACAAAACTAGAGCTGGAGCGATCTACGAGCGAATGGGTAAAGTAACTCCCGATAGCCGCTTTGTGCAAAACCAAGACGGCAAGTATCGATCAGTAATGAAAGGCAATAAGCAGATGGAAGGTCGCGTCCTTTATCGTGCTTACGAAGAAAACAATGGCAAGGCTAGAGATGCAGTCCTAAAGGCAATCACTACAGCAGCCACTAAACTTAATCAACGAGCAAGCGTGAGAGGCTAATCATGGCAAATGTAGTCATTGATATTGCTAGTGAGTTCACGGGCAAAAAAGCTTTTAAGCAAGCAGACTCTAGCGTTGAAAAGTTAAATGCTAAGACAAAGAATTTAGGCAAGACTCTTACTCGTACCTTTGGCACAGCCGCAGTTGTGGCTTTTGGTCGTGCATCCATCAAGGCTTTTGCCGAAGATGATAAGGCAGCGACAGCATTAGGTCAGACTCTTAAGAATCTAAATCTTGCTTACGGATCTAACATCGGCACAGTCAATGGCTTTATCTCTCGCCTTGAAATGCAGACAGGTGTGCTCGATGATGAGCTTCGTCCAGCCATGGATCGCTTACTTCGTGCAACAGGGGATGTAGCCAAATCTCAGGAATTGCTTAATCTTGCATTAGATATTGCAGCGGGTACAGGTAAGAGCGTCACTCAAGTCTCTCAGTCGTTGCAGAAAGCATACCTAGGACAGACACAGGCACTCGGTCGCTTAGGCGTAGGACTTAGTAGGGCTGAACTATCTTCTGGATCTTTCGAGGAAATCCAGCAGAAGCTCACAACATTATTCGCAGGTCAGGCAACCGCAGCCGCAGACACTTTTGCAGGTAGCCTAGACAAATTAACTATTGCTTCTAACAATGCTAAAGAAACTATCGGTAAAGGTCTTTACGATGCCATTACTGCACTTGGTGGCGGTGGCACTACATCTGCCACAGAGAACATCGATAAGTTAGCCCAAGGTATTGCAGATAGTCTAAAAAATACAGGTGAGTTTATTAGCCGACTAGAAAAGTTTAAGCCTGTACTTATTGCTTTTGGTATTGCAGCAGCAGCGGCTTTCTTCCCTCTAACGACTGCAATCGCTGGAGCAATCTTATTGATGTCAAGTCTTAACAAAGAGCTTGACAAACTGTCCTTCCGTAAGGGAATCATTCCGGGTGGCATGGGCAATGTCTCGATGACAGTATCTTCACAGGATACTCAACGCGCAGACAATGCAGCTGCTAGAAGGTCATCGGCTGCAATAGCAAAATCTACTAAAGAGCAAGCAGCAGCACAGGCTAAAATCTTGAAGGATAAAAGACTTGCAGCACTTATCGACAAAGCACAGTTAAAGATCGGTAAAGGCACAGACCTATTTGATATCGAAAAGGTACAGATTGCAGCTGCTTTAACTAACCAAGCCGAGCAATTAGGCAAGGCAACCAATACACAACAAGTTTTGCAGATCGCTAACGATACTGCTCGCCTTAATGTTAAAAAGTCTATCCTTGATGTTGAAGATGCGATTGCTTCTAAAGATACTGAGGCGATTGAAAATGCGCTTAAGAAACTAGATGGCGATCTCAAGGTCTTGGGAGTGCTTAACAATCAGAAACTTACTCTCGGTGAAATCTCTACCCTGTTAAAGAGCCTACAGGCTGCCGACCTCAAGGGTACGATCCAGTACACAGATAACATTACTGAGACTATTAAAAGACTTCAAGAGTTATACAAAATGCAAACAGATGCAGAAAATGCACTCTTGGCTCTTAAACTCAAAAACGCTAGAGATATTGCCGCTTTCGAGAACGACACTTTAGATCGCAAGTTGCGTGGATATTCGGCTTCTGCACAGGCATTGGCTAAGTTATCTGGAGTTGAAAGAGAAGCTGCTATTGCTAAGTTAGCAAGCGACATTGGTGCGGCTTCATTTATTCAGGGCATTACAGCAGGTCTATCACCTGCCGATGCAGCAACGGGTGCAAGATACGCAGCCCAAGCTGCTGCAAATTATTACATTACTATTACTGCTGGCATTGGTGATCCAAACGCTATTGCAGAAGAAGTTAATAAGATTCTTACAGATGCCCGAAATCGTGGCACACTTGTCGGTGGAGTTACTATCGCATGACATGGCTTCCGGAGTGGCGAGTTACAGTAGGTGATGATGTCTATACGACTGTCACCTCTGTCTCTTTTGCATCCGGTCGTTTAGATATTGATTATCAACCTACAGCAGGTTACTGCCGAGTAGAAATTATCAACACAACTAATGCAGCCTTTACAATCAATGTCACAGAGCCAATCACTTTAGAGCTAAAGAATAGCTCTGGCACTTATGTCACTGTATTCGGTGGCGAGGTTTCAGACTTTAACATCGGAGTCCGTAGCCCAGAGGAAACCGGCTACATCACAACAGGCACGATTCTAGGCATTGGCTCTCTAGCAAAACTGACTAAGACTGTCTATAACACAGCACTTGCAGAAGGTTTAGATGGAGCACAGATTGCAGACATCTTAGGCGATGCCCTTGAATTGTCATGGGCAGAGGTAACACCTACTGTCACATGGGCTACCTATTCAGCAACTACGACATGGAATAACGCAGAGTCTTACATTGGCAACATTGACTCAGGCTTCTACACGATGATTGCCCTAGCTGCTAATGCTTCCACTAAGTCTCAGACCATTGCAGATCAGATTGCCAACAGCGCACTCGGTCAGATCTTTCAAGAGAAGAATGGAAATGTCTCATATGCAGACGCAGACCACAGATCTAACGACCTTGCAGCAAATGGCTACACTTTCCTTGATGGCGCGTATGCAACACCTACCTCTATCACATCATCAATACAGACTTCTCGCATCCGTAACAGCCTTATCTACCGATACGGCACAGGCTACGCCAGCACCTACAGTACCTCTGACGCGGACTCTATAGCCTCTTACGGACTCTTTGAGCGTTCGACTGAGTCAAACATTAAGGATCTTGCAGACATCACGGATATCAGCACTAGAGAGCTCAATCTAAGGCGCAGCCCTAGAGAGCAACTAGGCGTGATTACATTCCGCTTAGATAATCCTAATATGCCTAGCGGAATGCTAGATGCCCTGATTGGGGTTTATTTTGGTGAGCCGGTATCTATCAATAATCTGCCAAGCAATTTACTGGGCGGTACATTCGAGGGCTTCGTAGAAAATGTAGCACTTAGAGCTAACCCTAGTTTTGTGGACATAACTCTCTACATCACAGCTACCGACTTGTCGTTATCTACGACTCAATGGGAAACAATTCTTCCAGCCTCTCTGGCTTGGACAGGCGTAAATGGTACACTTATCTGGAACAATGCGATCGGAGCACTAACATAAATGGCAACTACACCCTCGTTTAACTGGCCAACCCCTGATAACACAGGATTGGTTAAAAATGGTGCTCTAGATATTCGCACACTTGGCAACTCTATCGATTCTTCGATGACAGACCTTAAGGGCGGCACTACAGGTCAAATCCTTGCTAAGGCAACTGATACTGACATGGACTTTGCATGGATCACAAATGATGTCGGTGACATCACAGCAGTCACAGCTGGTACTGGTATTTCAGGTGGTGGCACATCCGGTGCTGTAACAATTACAAATTCAATGGCAACCGAGATCACAGCTAAAGGTGATTTAATTGTTGGCACAGGATCAGCGACTTTTGATAATCTCGCAGCTGGTTCTAACGGAGATACACTCGTAGCAGATAGTTCCACCTCTACAGGCTTGCGCTATACGGCTGGAACAACAACTGGAAATCCTGTTCTTAATTCTGCCTATCAAGTATGGCAACGCGGCACTTCTGTATCGGTAGCAGCCAGCACTTCTAATGCTTATACGGCAGACCGTTGGGCGGTAGTTACAGGAGCAAATCAAGCCTTTACGGTATCGCGTCAAGCAACAGGTGACACAACTAATTTGCCATCTATTCAATACAATGGACGCTTTCAACGCAACTCAGGACAAACAGGTACCACGGCTTTTTATCTTTCTAACGCTTTTGAGACAATTAACTCAATTCCTTTTGTTGGTAAAACAGTCACAGTCTCATTTTATGCCAGAGCAGGTGCTAACTACTCATCAGCCTCAAATGCTTTAAGTTTTATTCTTTACTCAGGAACTGGGACGGACGAACAGAGCAACACAGGCTATACAGGTGCGACTTCCGTTGCTTCGACTACTGCAACTTTGACAACTACTTGGCAGCGATTTACAGCAACTGGAACTATTGGAACTTCTGCTAATGAAATTTCTTTACAGTTTTCCTACACACCAGTAGGAACCGCAGGAGCAAATGACTATTTTGATTTGACTGGTGTTCAGTTAGATGTGGGAAGCGTTGCGCTACCTTTTAGAACCTATGCAGCAACAATCCAACAAGAATTAGCCGCTTGTCAGAGGTATTACTATCTACACGCTTCAGGTAATAGCAAGATGGTCGGAAATGGTGCTTATTATTCAGCGTCAGAAGTAGACTGTATGATTCAATTCCCAGTAACAATGAGAACTGCACCTACGATTGATCAAATAACTGGTACTGATTATTATACTTTTTATCGAAATGGTGGAGCAGACGGCTTTAACTCTTTCACAATTTCTTATGCTTCCACAACTGGCACAAACTTATTCAATGCGTCACAGGTGAGCGGAACTGCTGGACAAGCAGGACAAATCGCAACTAATAACGCTTCGGCTTATCTAGGCTTCGCGGCAGAACTTTAGGAGATAAAATGTTAATTACATACACAGTTATCAAAACCGAAGGCAAACCAGATAGCATCTGGGCAGAACTTGGTGAAGGTCGTGTTCTTTCTATTCCTATTGACGAAACCAATTCTGACTACCAAGCGTATTTAGCACATGAAGCCGAAGCTAAGTAAGGCTGCGATACAGCTACGCGAACAATTCGATGATTCGTTCCCAGATCGTGACCGCACATCGGATGGTTGGATCGGTGATACCCGACACGCTGCTCGCAAGTCTGATCATAATCCAGATGAGCAAGGGTGGGTTCGTGCCATCGACATCGATCGTGACTTATTTAAGGGATCCAAGCCAGACATCATGGGCGATCTTGCAGATCAGCTTCGTACCTTATCAAAGTCAAAAGCAGACAAGCGTATTAGTTACATCATCTTTGATGGACACATCTGCTCCAAGATCCTTAACTGGAAGTGGCGCAAGTACACAGGGGCTAACAAACACACTAAGCACATGCATGTTAGCTTTACGAAAAAGGCTGACGATGATGGGGCTTTTTTTCAAGTATCTATGTTAGGCGGAGAATGATGATCAAGATAAATGATAAGCAAAAGAAAGCACTAAAGGACTACGGCTTAGCTGTATTAGCATCTGCCGTAACTATGGGCGTTGCCTTGCTTACTGACATGGCTCCACAATATGCAATCATCATAGGTGCTCTTGCTGCTCCAGCAACTAAGTGGGCAAGCAAAAACTCTAAAGATTATGGCGTGGGTGCAGAGTGACACAGGCAGACTTTTTCACATTCTATTTAGCCACTCTGGGCATACTGGGCGGTCTAGCAGGTTATGTCATTACACATCTGCTCAATGAGATCAAAAGACTCAACACGCGAGTGGATGAGATCTACAACATACTTCTCGACAGGTAGCATAGTGCCATGGCAAGAAAAGCAACTAAGGCTCTAGAAGAGCAAGGCTACTCAAAGCTCGATGCTTATTGCATTGGACTTTATGAATACTTCTGTTCTCTAAAGCGAGCAGGTTTTCCAGAGGACATCGCCATGTTCATGATTACAGAGCCACAGGCTTACCCACATTGGATCTTGCCTGACGGCATACCGCCAGAGAAGTTAGGCGATTACATAGATGAGGATGACGATTAAGCGAATCGTAGTTGTGTCAGATCTTCAAGTACCATATGAAGATAAGGTAGCCACTCGTAATCTTGCTAGTTTTATCAAGAAGTTTAAGCCTGACCAAGTAGTCACCATAGGCGATGAGATTGACCTGCCACAGATAAGCAAGTGGGAAGAAGGGCGCATGGGCTCTTATGCTCAAACGCTAGATGATGACCGCAATCAAGCTGTTGATCTTCTCTGGGAGTTAGGCGTAACAGATTGCATCCGTAGCAATCACACAGATCGCCTGTATAACATCATCATGGCTAAAGTCCCAGCATTCGGAGCATTGCCAGAGCTGCGCTTTGAGAAGTTTATGAAGTTCGATGAACTGGGTATCACCTTCCACAAAAACCCAATGCCTATTGCACCTAACTGGATTGCAGTCCATGGAGACCACACACCCATCAAGCCACAGGGGGGTCTATCAGCCCTAGAAGCGGCTCGTAGGCATGGCAAGAATGTCATCTCAGGTCATACCCACAGAGCAGGGCGTTCAGCCTTCTCAGAGGCTTCTGGGGGGCGTATAGGGCGTGTCTTACATGGTGTAGAGGTAGGCAATCTCATGGACTTTAAGCAAGCTGCGTACACCAAAGGTGTGGCTAACTGGCAACAGGCATTCGCCATCATGTATGTGCATGGCAATAAAGTGCAGGTCGATCTTATCAACATTGAGAAGGACGGGACATTTATCGTCTCTGGAAAGTCATACGGACGCGCTCGATAATCGTTATCATTTCGTTATCAGAATGTGCTTGATTCGTCTGACATATCTGTCACACTAATTCTGTAAGCCAGACAAGGGCTCTGGATACAGTTAGGAAATAAGATGAGCTTTGAGATGCCAATGATTGTGTTGCTTCTAGCAGCTAATGCTTTATGGTACTTAGTAGGCTGGGCTAAGGGCTTCAACGAAGGCAAGCGCGAAGGGCTAATCGTTGCTAAGTCATTTCAGCGAGTGACAACAGATGCGCGCTAATGAAATCTTACTCACTGCCACCGACACGATCCGTGATCGTGGGCTTTCATATGGTCACCCTGCGGATAACCTGCAACACACCGCAATGCTGCTCTCAGCATACTTACAAACACCGATACACGACTATCAGGTGGCAGGGATCATGGTCTTGGTTAAACTTGCAAGGACTAATCAATCAGCACAACACATCGACAACTGGGTCGATCTCTGCTCTTATGGCGCACTCGCAGGGCAGCTAGCCACAGAGGAAAATGAGCTTTATGTTTAATTTAGAGGATTATGAAGATGTTGCAGCTAGAGTTCTGCGTTTTCAAAAGGCTTACCCAGAAGGAAGGATAGTCACAGATGTTATTCAGTTCAATCCAGAAAAAGGAATTGTCCTTGTATCGGCGCAGGTTTATCGTAATGCTAGTGACACTTTGCCTGCGGGCGTTGATTACGCTTTCGGTGATGCTGCTACGTTTAACTCAGGCATGCGTAAATGGTATGTGGAAGATACATCATCGAGTGCAATAGGAAGGGCATTATCCCTAGTCCTAGAAACTCAAAAGAAACCTACTAAGCAGGACATGGCTAAAGTTGTAGCTGCGAAGCCAGTTAAGCCACCTGTTCAAGAAGTCAAGGCAGATGATCAGGATTATTGGACTACACCTGTTGGAGAATATAAAGGGGTAGTCGATGCGCCTGTCACGCTTGACAAAGCAATGCAAACTGTGACTGCCATTATGGGTACGCCTGAGGCAGTAGAAGCTCCGTCATGCGAGCATGGACGCATGCAATGGCGTGAAGGTGAGAAGAATGGCAAGGCTTGGGGTGGGTACTTCTGTAACACAGCAATCTCATCGGCACATCGATGCCCTACTAAGTGGTACAACCTTGGATCGGATGGAAAATTCGCACCACAGAAAGCGAGAGTGTAATGGGCAACATTGGAATCAAGATAAATGGCGAATGGGTCGATCTCATGTCAGCATTCGTACCATGTCAGCTGTGCAATGAGCCAGTTGCAATCAGAGACTTAGAAGACATATCCTCTGACTCAGTCAATGGCGTTGTCACATGGCAATGCGCTAAGTGCAAAGCAGTCAATGGCTAGTCAAGCAAGGAAGCACAGAGGTTTCCGCACAGAGCGTGTTGTCGCACAGTACCTATCGACTGTTTGGCAGGGCGCATGTGTTGGAAGGGGTAATGGTAAGGATATTGTCAATGTACCTTTTGACGCTGAAATTAAAAGTCGAACAGGCTTTCAGCCACTAGCTTACATAAAGCAATATAAGGCTCGCACAGCCATTTCGGGGGAATTGGGCTTTGCTGTCTTACGCCTTAATGGACAGGGAGAAAACGCAGAGGACTATGCATGCGTGATCCGATTAGGTGATCTCTTACCATTACTCCAACTTAAATATGGTCACATTACTAGCGAACCCACAGAGGCAGACATTGACCGCTGCACAGCCTGTGGGTCTTACATGATACAGAGGTGCTTAACATGCCAGCCTATGACTACCGATGCAATGAGTGCAATCTCAGTCAAGAGATTACCCATGGATGGTACGACAGACCAATGATCCCATGCACTTACTGCAATGAGCCAATGGTCAAGGTTATAGCTGCTGCACCTACACACTTTAAGGGCAAGGGCTTCTATTCAACGGATAAATAGTTATCCACAGAAGTTATCCACAGGAGGTTATCTTGAAACGAAACACCGCTCTGAGCAGGACTTATATAAATAGATTTGACATCGATGGTACGCTAACTCAGCAGAGCCTCTCAAAGGCTCACCGCGAGCCCCTTAGGGGCGTAGCTCGCGGGGTGCTAGTAGCTATTGGGATAGCTCTATGCATCATGCCTGATGCAGGTGGATCTAAACCAATGCAATATGTAAGCTATAAAGAATATGCATTACATCTATTACATTATGACTATAAGCAGTATGTATGTCTATCTAAGTTATATGGTAAAGAATCAGCATGGAATCCTAAAGCAGCTAATGGCTCACACTATGGAATACCACAGGGTAAGAGTGAGTGGCTAAGAAATCAGGATGGTTATACTCAGGTACGATGGGGACTGTCATACATAGAGCATAGGTACTCTAATCCCTGCAATGCTTACGAACATTGGAAGACAAACAATTGGCATTAGATAAGCTGAACAGCAGACGCTACCGCGAACAGCGAGAGCGTGTGTTCAAGCGTGATGGTCGGATGTGTCAAATCTGTGGGACAGATGAGGGTGAGATGCATATCGATCATATAATTTCACGAAAGTCCGGAGGCGATCACAGCCTCGACAACTTACGGGTGCTCTGCAAGTCGTGCAACCTACGTAAGGGCGCGCTCAATGATGGTGTTTTTTTAGCACGGACGGCTAC